GATTGGGAGTAACGCTTTAGCTAGTTTAACATCTGGAGCAAGAAATTTAGCTATTGGCTACCAAGCATTACGTCAATCAGATGTTTGTGATGATTCTATTGCTATTGGTTATCAAGCATTAGGTGGAACTGATACTGGAACAAATAATAAAAATATCGCTATTGGTAATTATGCTTTAGATGCAAATATGACTCACAATGTGCAAAATATTGCTATTGGTACTAATGCCCTTACAAACCTCGCTGGAAGTGGAGGTATTTCTAATGTATTTGTAGGTAATACTGCTGGACAGAGTTTAACCAATGCAGATTATAATACTGGAATGGGTGAAGGAGTAATGGGCGAAAGTGCTAGTAATGCAATTACTGGAAATTATAATACTGCTATGGGTTCTTTGGCTATGTATAACGCAGAAGGTTCAGTAGTTGGTAATACAGCAGTTGGGTATCAAAATTTATTCGATATCACAACTGGCACTTACAATGTTGCTATGGGTTACAATACGGCTCAAAATATAACAACTGGTTCAGCAAATATCGCAATAGGTACAGATGCTATGTCTGCACCTACTGTTCCAGTTACTTCAATAGCAATAGGTCAAAATGCTATGGGTTCACTTCAAGCTGGTCAAGCATTTACTGATGTAATAGCTATTGGTCTTGATGCAGTTAGAGGTTCTGCTAGTTCAACTGATGCTATTAATGGCACTATTGGAATTGGCTATGATGCTTTAACTAGCATTACAACTGGAGTACAGAATACAGCTATTGGTTATCAAAGCCAAGACGCCAACACTACTGGTTCTTGGAATACAACTTTAGGCTATGGAAGTGGTGGAGCATTAGTTGCTGGGAGTAATTCAAATACTGCGATTGGAGCTGGGAGTTTATCTGCTGGAAATAACGCATCTACAGATAACAACACTTGTGTGGGAAGTGCGAGTGGAGATGTAATCACAACAGGACATACTAATACAATTATTGGAGCAGATTCAGATCCAAGTGCTAATTCTGGAACAAATCAAGCTACTTTAGGATATGGAGTAACTGGACAAGCAGACAACTCAGTAACACTAGGAAATGCTAGTGTAGATGCAGTTTATATGGCTCAAGATAGTGGAGCAATAGTTCATACTGCTGGAATACAATTCCCAGCATCTCAAGTAGCTAATGGTGGTGCAAATGTTTTAGATGATTATGAAGAAGGTACATACACAGTAACTCTAGGTAATGGAGCTACTGGAGCAACATATAGCACAAGCACAAATATAGGAGCTTATACTAAAATAGGACAAATCGTTCATGTAACAACTAGGGTAATTGCAAGTGAGGATCATACTGGTACAGATGGTTATCTTTATATGAGCTTACCATTTGGTCATACAGCAAATGAATTTTTTAGTGTAATAGTTTATTATAATAATTTAGGTACGGCTGGAGACTTAGTGGTAGGCGTACCAGCAACAAGTGGTTCTGGAGGTACACAATTACATTTTCAGTATCTAACAAAAAATGGTACAGCAACAACAATTAATAGCTCTGCTTTAAGTAATGGTGATGAAATAAGATTTCAAGTGACATATCGAGTTGCTTAATTGGATAATTAAGTGGAACACAACAAGGAGTTAAAATGGCTTTAAGTAAAGTAACAAAAGACGATTACGAAGTTCGTACAGAACACAAACATATTAATGTTCGTACTAAAACTTCAATTATGGAAGATGGTAAGGAATTATCATTTTCATATCACAGAAAAGTATTAACACCAGACATGGATGTAAGTAGTGAATCAGATGAGATTAAGGCTTTAGCTGGTGCAATTTGGACAGATGCAATTAAGAAAGCGTGGTCAGATAAACTAGAAGCAGATAAAAAAGCTTTAGAAAATAAAGTTGGCGAATAATTTAATTAACTAACAAGGAGTCAATGATGGCTAAAACAAAAGAAAGCACATCACCAAAACTTATCTTAAATGATAAAGAGTATGATGTGATTAATGATTTAAATGATGAACAAAAAGTTTTATATTCTCATTTAAAGAATATTGAAGATAAACTCAATAATAATAACTTTATTCAACAGCAACTTATGGTGAGTAAAGATGGGTTTGTACGTTTGCTCGAAGAATCATTTAAACCTAAAGACTCTGAAGAAGAGAAATAAATGATAATAAGAAAGTGTAATCATAATTCCGATATTGCAATTTATCGCAATACTAAGCCTAATATGATAAAGACTATTCAGATGGAAGATGGGTCATTAAAATCACTTTCTTATCCTGATGCAAAAGATTATTTTTTATTAGTTAATGGAGAGATTGTAAAGCAATCAGATTCGTTTCAAACTATTGAAAAAGAATACATCAAAGAGGTTAAAAATAATGCCTATGAAACTCATGGGCATTATGACCTCGTTAAACATGAATTAGTAGCAAATAAAATAAGGTTAAAATGAAAGCAGTTTATGTAATTACATTAGGATTAGGTATGACAGATTGTAGTGGTTGGTCTGTAGTTGGATATAGTTTAGATGAAGAAAATAATAATCATACTGTTGCACAAGTTGAACTTGATAGCAGTTCATTGATTAATGAATATAATGCTATGTATGACTCACTTTGGTATTCATGGGAATAAAGTGAATGAAGAAATTAAATCTGCTCGTTCTTATCGTACTGGTATTATTGATGACAATGCTTATATCACTATTAACTGGAAATTATTGGTTCAGCTTGGGGTACTTATTTCTAGCCTTACTTTCGCTTGGATTGACATACAAGGCAGAATACAAAGCCTTGAAGAAGAAGTGTTGGATGCTCATGCTGAAATTAGGAATCTTGTTGACAAACACAAGCTGGAAGAAAGTGTACAATTAGAAGAAATGGAAAACAAGTTAAAGTTCTATGAAAAAGAATTTAACATAAATCCTCTCTCTTGGAGGAAAAGGAAAAAGAAATAATGGATTTCATGGCAGTTTACGGAGAAGCTGGAATGATAGGGGTAGTAGGTGTAATGTTTGTCTACCTAGTTGTTTCTTTAAGCAAGAAATCAGAGAGACAACAAGAGTCTCTTAAAAATTTAGAAGTAGAAAACAAAGGTCAATCAGAAACAATAGCCAACATGGAGGGTATGATTATTAAACTAATTGCCAGATGGAATGAATCAGATGCTGTAAGAGATAGACGTTACGAACAAACAATAGAAGCGATGTCAGATTTAGAAAAACAATTATCCAGAATGGATGGAATTATGTCTCGCATGAATGGACATAGTAAATAATGGATAGTCTTAAAGTATCTGGAGCAAGTTTTGCAAGTCAAGCTATAATATTTATGGATATGTTACCCTATTTTTTAGGAATAGCTATTGCACTAATGAACATTATATATTTATATTATAAAATAAAGAAAGTCAAGGAGTCGTAAATGTTTGGAAAAGTAGTTGCAGAATACTTATTAGATGAAGAAGTCAAAGCTGATTTAATTGCATCTGTTAATAAATCTGTTAATGTGCCAATAATCAATGAAAAAACCGAAGCTAAAATATTAGAGGCTATTTGGGAATTATTTGAAATGGCAATTAAAAAAAAGTTGGGGTTATAAATGATGAATGTAATAATTACCTTACTCACAACCTCATGTTTGCATGGGTCAATCCCAGATATGGCAAAACACCCTGAAAGATACTCTGATATGTCTTATGCTTTGTATGGGGATGTAAAAAAGAAAAAGAAAAAAGGTAAGAAGATTGGTGGTGCTAAAGGCAAGAAGTCTAAGAAAGGTTTTTTTTCTAAGATATTTGGAAGTAAATAATGCCAACAAAGCGTGACCCTAGATTAAAAAGATTTGGTCTTAAAGGATTTAATAAGCCTAAACGCACTCCTTCTCATAAGAGTAAGTCTCATGTTGTGTTAGCAAGATCAGGTGGTAAAACTAAATTAATACGCTTTGGACAACAAGGAGCTAGAACTGCTGGCAAACCTAAAAAGGGGGAGTCAGCAAGGATGAAGGCTAAAAGAAAATCATTTAAAGCTCGCCATAGAAAAAATATAGCTAGGGGTAAATTAAGTGGAGCTTACTGGGCAAATAAGGTGAAATGGTAATGGCTAAAAAAGTAAGTTGGATGTGGAATAAAAAACGATATTACGGAACTTTAATTAGAGAAACTAAAACACATAAGTTTGCTAGGACAAGTAACGGAAAAATAAAGAAAATTAAAAAAAGGAGATCATAATGCCAAAAGGAAAAGGTTATGGTTTTGGTAAAGCAAAGCCAGTTAAAAAAAGAAAGACCAAGAAAAAAAAGAAGTAATGCCTAGATTTAGTAGAAAATCGAGGGAAAAACTAGATGGGGTTGATCCTCGTCTAGTTTTCCTTTTAGAAGAAGTTGTTAAGTATTTTGACATCACAGTTATTGAAGGCAAACGAAGTCAGGAGAGACAAAATGAATTGGTGGCACAAGGCAAGTCTAAGACTAAATTTGGTAAGCACGTGTCTGGTATGGCTGTTGACATTGCTCCTTATCCCATTGATTGGGATGCTCGTGATGACTTTCA